ACGTACGCGGCTATTCCTGCATTCATTTCTTTTGTGCTTTTGCTTTCGCTGCTTTGCGAATTTGAAACTCGTATTTCTTGCGCATCTTCGTCAACGCCTCGCCCCGCTTGTTTGCAATCGACCGAGCGAACACGCCTTTGTTTCGGTTGTTGCCTTTTATGAACTGGTCGTCACCTTCTACGATGTTAGCAAACCATGCATCAGCGTCTTTCGGTGCGCGTCTACCTACACGCGGCCCAACCCAGAAAGTACTTTGCTGCTTGTCAATTTGCCAGACCTTAATGGATCGCCGTAGCGTGCCGGGCTTTATATCAAAGCCACCTTTGCCACCTCGACGGATCCGGATCGTTTCGCGCGCGTCTACAATGTTGTTAAGCATTTCATCTTTGTAAATCTTACCAACTGCGCGATGGATTCGCTTCTGCACATTCTGGTCGCTGACCTGTTTACGGAGCTGCTCGAATTGTTTCATCAACGGCTTTATATCTGCGCCGATTCCTTCAAAGCCAAGCTTACCACCTTTCTGCTCAAGTGATCCCTGTGCCATGTGTTCCGGTTATTTCGCAAAGTAGAATAAGCTGGTCATTGCGCCCAACTTCCTGAATGCCTTGAATGGTGTACGTGTTGCTGTTGTAGATAACGCGGTCCGCTGGATTGATTGCCCGCGTGTCCGTGCTGCTGCGAATCTTAAACCGTAGCCGCTGCACCGGCATATCCTGATCGCCGGTAAGCTTCTCGGCCATACCTTCGCCGGCCTTCATCAGTTCAGCCCATACGGTTACCAACGTAGACCATGACGGCACGCGCTCACCGTACGCGTTGGCGCTGGTGGTGTAGCTCTGCACCTCTATTCGTCGGTCGCTTTGTCCTATCCTCATACTGAAGTAATAACGCGGTAAGGGTTTAAGATAGCGTACAGGCCGAGCGGTAACGTGGTGGCAATTGTACCGGCTACGACTGGCTGCCGCTGCTCGTATAGGTGCGCCACCATCCAACGTATTGCGGTAATGAATGGCTTTGGAATATCCGCCTCCGCATATCCTACCGTCATGTTAACCTGCACCGCGTTAAAAGTGTCGTCATAAAGATCCGGCACGTTGTCAAATGTGATCCGCGCGGCTTTGGTTTTTATATCGGCCCACCACTTAGCTGTCGCCAGCGTCTGCGTGCTGTTGGCTGTGTCCTTGTACTGCACTGAAGCAATGGAGTTGACCGGACCGATAGGCAGACGGACGTTGTAAAAGAAATCAATGTACCCCACGGCGGTCACATCACCGAGCCGCGTGTTGCAGTAGTCCTCAACCCACGCTATTGCTGCATCGCGGTAGGCTTCGATTAGCGTGTCTTCGTCCGTGTGATCCACGCGCAAATGCTCTTTAAGCTGTGCCACGGTAATAATGCTATTCAGGTCGGGCGTGCCTGTTATTTCTACGGTCATCATGTTGCTAAAATACGGACAAAAAAAAGAGGGGCCGAAGCCCCTCCTTTCCAAACAAATAACCCAACCAAATTACTGTTCAAGCTTTGTTGCCGTAGACAACGCTTTTGGCTGTCGCAAATCGAAGTCAAAGAATCGGTTCACGTGCAAAGCAATCTGTGCATTACCTGCGTTGCTGTAAGGGTCTACCAGCAAATCTAGCGAACCAAAATATGCAAGGATAGCGCCCTGTGCGAAGTTTCCGAAAATCATTTGCGCGGCTGCTGTTGTGCCGTCTGCTAAGAATCCATCAACCAAGTAAGGAGTCGCAACTGCATTATACATATTGAAACGTCCAGCATCCCACAAAGCATTTACAGAATTTACCTGCGCCAAGGCTTTGGAATTAGCGTATGCGTTTGGACTCATAACGTACGAAGCGCCTGCAAGGTTTGCACCCTGTGCAAGGGCCTGCGATTCCATAAGGTTAACAGTTGCCGCTGTCAAAGCCGCGTCTGTCGTTTGCGTTTGATTAACGGCAGTTGAAGCCATGATAGTATCAAAACCGTAATCATCAATGTAGGCATTCATAGCAGCGGCCAACTCGTTAGCAATCAATGCATCTACCTCTGCACCGCCTTGCTGGATAAGGAGTTTTGAATACTTAGTATTTGCTGCAACTCGCTGCGGCGTCAAATCAACTTGGTCCATTTCCATGCCTGAACCTGCATCAGCTTCTACTTCTGTTTTGCTTGCGCCTGTGGCCTTAGCGCTTACACGTGGAAACTGAAGGTTTCCGGTGGCGTTTCGAATCACTGTTGTGCCGAGTCCTTCCAATACGGTAGGGGCGCGAAGTGCTTCGATTGCAGCGGGTACAACAGTTGGAACGAATCCCGCACCGTCGCCACCTGCTGCTGCTTGGAAATCGTCCTGACCTCCAGCACGCAAAGCAATAGAAGGAATTGCAATCTGTCCAGCAGACTGCAAACCCTGTGAACGCATTTCCTTAGCGGCTTCTTTTTGCCACTCTGCTTCTGCACCTTCCAAGCTTCGACCGTTTGCAATTGCAGCTATTGCACGGCTTAGGGAAAAAGAACCGTTGACGCGCTCAACTTCGCGCTGCTCGGATGCGCCAGCTGTACCGCTCTGCGCCATTCGTGCAACCATATCTTGCTCGCGTGTTTTGTGCTTAATCTTCACGTCCAAATCTTGGATCATGTTATCCAACTTATCGCATCGCTCTTGCTCTGCTTCTGTAAGTACGCGGCCCTCTGAGTCCGCCTTTTGGCCAATGGCTACGAATTCTTCGTAGTTCGCATTGCGCTGGCCTTTCAAATCGTTTAAAGTCATCTTTGTAATGTTTTGCGTAAAGTTACGCGGTTCTGTTTTTATCGTTTCAGGTTCTGCGCGTTCTTCCGTTTCCGGTTCGCTTGCTACCTGTTCATCTTTCAACTCCTCCACTTCCTGCGCCGCCGCTGCCATGTTTCGCGCGTATACTGAAGCCGTCGGGCTTGCTGGGTATGTTACTGCTGAGGTATCCAATAGCTTGCCAACCTTGGTAATGGTTCGCGTGCTGCGGTCCTCGCTCCATTCGTCTGCCTCGATTGTAAAGGCAAACGAGCTTTGTGAAATATCGCCGCGCTTGATCAGCTTGTAAAGGTCGCGCCCGTCCTGCGTGTCAGCAAGTGCCGCGCGATACTTCAAACCTTGATCGTCAACACTCAGCTCTAACGTGCCGTTCGTAGTTCGTGCCAATGGTGCGCCGGTATGGTTTAGCAAAAATCGAACGTCATCCTCCATGACGCCATCAAATGCGCCACGTGCTACGGTTTCTTTGAAGTATCCTAAATCATACTCCACATCAAAATTGCTTGCATAGCCTTCGACTACCAAAGCGTCATCGCCTGCGGCCCGCACTTCTGACGTTCGCAGTTCTACGCTGTCGCCGTATTGGTTGCGCAGTTCTTCCGTGCGCTTGTCATCTTTATTGTCCATTGTTCTGTGTTTCTGAAACTTTATCGGAATAAGCGCCTAGCCTATCCAGTGCGATTTGATTGACGGCAACGGTATGCGTGTCGCCTCCTTCCGTTGGGTTTAGTTCTTCCTTGCCCCTGACTTCGTTAATACTCAGCACGCCGTTGTTGAGCATCTTCGTGTAGAAGTCCGCGCGGCTTTGCATATCGCCACGGTACAAATCGTTTAAATTAAACTTACTGTATATCTGTGGGCGCTCGCGTGACTGGATTAGCTTACGATCAATTTCCTGCTCGATGCGCTTGGCCCATGGTGCAATCGTGTGCCGTGCGAATTGTAAATTCTGCTGCTCTACGTTGTTGTAAGTTGTTTGGCTTTCGAGCTGTACCAATGTAGGCGGCACGCTAAAAATGCGGCATATCTCTTCAGCCTGAAACTTACGCGTTTCAATAAATTGCGCCTCGTCAGGGCTAATGCTTATTCGTGAATACTTGAATCCAAACGGCAGCAACTTCGTGCCGGCCTGTTGTGCCGCCTTGTTCCAACTGCCTTGGATTATATCCATCTGCTCCTTTTTCAAAGGCTGGTCGCTAGATAGTATCCCCGTCATTTGCCCGCCGCTTCCAAAGTATTCCGCGCCAAAATCCTCGGCTGCTTTGGCTAGTCCTAAATTCTCACGGTGCAAACGGATGGGCGACTTCCTTTGCAGGTTGCAAATCTCCAACATATTCTCAGCCTGTACGATGCCCACGTTCCGCACGCTATAAACTAACTGACCATTCACGGTCTTGCGGTCTACGTCATACAAATCCAAGCACACCAAACTTGTAACGTACCCACGGCCATCGCGCTCTATAAGTGCGTAGCCAACGCCGTTAATGACTGCATTGCTTATTACCGTCTCCCAAAAATCGAAAGCCGTTTGGTATTCGTTGGGCTTGTATTTGATAACGTCATAAGCCGGGTGAACGTTAGCCGGTTCTATCTCGCGGCCTGTGCGCTCATATATCTCTAGGTCCAAACTCGCCAACGTGCTGGCAATCTTGTACACGCAAGCGTAAACCGTGGAAATGGTTAGCGCTGTATTCTCGTTTATGTTCGCACCGCTTACCGTAGTGCCGTAAATGCCTAGGTCATTCGCTAAGGTCTGCGAATCGT